CGCATTGCGCAACAGAAGTTGAACGAAGCAAAGAAAGTTAAGGGTCTAACACCTGCCGCAATTACGAAAGTTGATACGGCTGTTGCAGGCGTTCTAGCGGCCGCAAATGCGGTTGTGGCTGGTGTTGCAACAGCGAACGCAACTGGCGCAACAGGAACGACGGCAGGCATGTCTGCGGCGGCTCTAGCGGCACGCATTGAACGAAACGGGTTGGCAGACGGCGGTGTTGCAATGCGACCAACTTTGCGCTTAATTGGCGAAGCAGGTCCCGAAGCCGTTGTGCCTCTATCGCGAATGGGTAGTGCAAGTGGCGAAACCACTATCAACATCACAGTTAATGCAGGCATGGGTGCTGACAGTGGCGCAATTGGCAACGCTGTTGTTGATGCACTGGTTAAGTACCAGCGACGCAATGGCGCAATCCCTATTGCAGTTAGGGGCTAACTATGTCAGTGACAATGCCGTGGGCAGAAGAAGTTGTTGTTGGCATGAGCCTTGGTTTCCCTGTCAATGTATTTACTCTTGATGACCCTGTGCTTGGCGTGCTTGACAGTGCTGTACTTGATGGCGCACTTGTAGCGCAACCAGTAACAGAGTTTGCACAGTCAGTAAGCATTGCTCGTGGACGCAGTGCTAATCAGAACGAAACACAAGCAGGCGTCGCCACAATCGTTCTTAATAACAACGACAGACGCTTTGACCCAATTAACGAAGACTCGCCGTATTGGGACACTGCAACAAACACAAGTGGCGTACAGCCGCGACGCTTTGTAGAAATAACCAGTAACGGTGAGCACTTGTTTCAAGGTGCAATTACAGCCATCAACATTAGTTATGACACTCAATTTAGTACTTGCACAATTGAGGCATCAGACGACTTCACACGACTTGCTGGAATGACTATTGCAACTGCATTCACTCCGCCCGTGCAAATAAGTGGCAACAGAGTTACAACCATTCTTGATTTACCCGAAGTGCTGTACCCAATTGACCAGCGTGTAATTGAAACAGGCGGTAAAGATTTACAAGCACTGCAAATAGACGCTGGAACAAATGTGCTTTCTTACTTGCAATCAGTAGCACTTGCAGACCAAGCATTGTTGTTTATGAGCCGTGCAGGCGACATTGTGTACACAGACCCAGTAGGTACGGTGTGGAGTTACGACATAGCGGCGACTTTCACCGACAGCGCAGAAGGCGTTGCCACAATTCCATACACAGGCATCAGCACAATCACTGACCAAACTTTCTTATACAACCGTATTGTTACAAGCAAGGAAGGCGGCATTGAATATGTTGAAGACGACATTGCCAGTCAAGACAGTTACGGCATACAAACTTATTCACTAACAAACTTATTGCTAGAGAACAACAGTGACGCCGAAGCATTAGCCATTGAACTCCTCGCGAAATATAAAGACCCTGCATATCGCTTTGATGACATGCAGTTCGTGTTCAACGGCTTAACACTTGCAAACCAAACAGTTATGGCAACGCTAGACATTGGCGACAACATAAAGATTATTCGCACCTTCGCAACAGGTTCGCCTTTAACAGTAGAACTCTATTACCAAGTTGAACGAGTAGCACACGAAATAACAACAGGACAACACACATGCACAATTGGCTTGGGCAGTTTGAAGACACTGATTTACCAGTTCATTCTCAATGACGCAGAGTACGGCACTTTGGACGCTTCTAATGCGCTTGCGTGATGTAGAGTAAACGACTATGGCAGGCGCAGGCGCAAAGTTATTCACCAGTGGCAGTGTTCTAACTGCGGCAGAAGTGAACACATATCTCATGGACCAAGCCGTAATGCGGTTTGCAGATGAAGCCGCACGCACTGCCGCTTTCGGTGGCGCAGGCGAGCCAACACTTGCTGAAGGCATGGTTAGTTATTTGATGAGCACTAATGCTGTGCAGGTGTACAACGGCAGTGCATGGGTTTCAATTAGCAGTGGTGGCGACAGCGACCAAATTATTCTTGGTTCACAGATATTCGGTTAGGACAACATGGCAACTTTCAGCAAACAAATTCTGAGCAACAGCACTAACGGTAGAAATATCAAAGTTGTGCAAACTTCTAGTCCTGGAACTTTAATTCACACTGGTTCAACAACGCTTACAACCTTTGATGAAATCTACATCTATGCGAACAACACCAGTGGCGCAAGCGTCAAGTTGACTTTGCAATGGGGTGGCACAACAAGCCCTGATGATGAAATTGAATTAACGCTTACAGGTGAAGCAGGTTTAGTTACTGTGATTCCGGGGTTTGTATTAAAGGGTGCGGCAACTGCATTAGAAGTTCGTGCATTCGCGGCAACAACGAATGTGATTACGATTGCTGGTTTCGTAAACAGGATTGAAGCGTAAGGAATAACTATGCCACGCCAACTTGGATATGTCAGTTCGTTAATCAGCCAAGCAACAAACACTGCGGTTGGTTATGGTGTCGCAACTGGTACGCCAACAGTTACAAGTATCACTGACGGCGGTATTACTTATTCTTCATGCTCGTTTACTTCGTCGTCAACACTTGTTGTATCTGTTGCAGGTTTCTTTGAAGTGTTACTCGTTAGCGGTGGTGGTGGCGGCGCAAGCGGTGGTGACGGTGGCGGCGGTGCGTCGGGCGCAATTCCGTATCAAGGAACTGTGTACTTGCCTGCGGCAACATACACAGTGACAATTGGTGGCGGTGGTGGGCTTGATTCAATGGGTTCGTATTCAAGTATTTCTTCTATTCGTATGACAGGTGCGAACGGCATGTTCGGACAAGGCGGTGGTGGTTGTCCTTCGTACGGTGCAAATGGTGGCGGTGGTGGCTTCCGAAGCGGTTACGGCGGCGCAAGCGGTGGCACAGCATTAAGCACACTTGGTTTCAACGGCGGCAGTAGTAACGGTTCAACACTTAGTGGTGGTGGTGCTGGTGCTGGTGGCGCAGGCGGTACACCAACTGCAGGTGCAGGACTTTCATTTACTTTCACTGGTAGCGTCTTAACACTCGGACAAGGCGGCGCAGGTGGTGCGCCAGCAACGGGTGGAACAACTGGGCCAGCAAACAGTGGCGACGGTGGTGGCAGTAGATATTCAGGTGGCAGTGGACGAGTATTCGTTAGATGGAGAACATAATCATGGCGCACTTTGCACGAATGGTTGGTAACAAAGTTGCAGAAGTAATTGTGATTGCGAACAGCGATTGCGGTGGCGGTGACTTTCCTGCAAGCGAACCTGTTGGTCAAGCGTTTATTGCTGACACACTTGATTTAGATGGTGAGTGGTTGCAGACTTCGTATAGCGGTTCGTTTCGTGGTATTTATGCGGGACCTGGTTACACATACGATTCTGTCGCAGATGTGTTCGTAGGCATTCCGTTTGTGCCGCCTACCTACTGATGTGCTTGTTAAATTTCACCCACTGAGCAAAGAGATTGAATGGGTTGTTCCTGCACCGAAACCTGCGGCGCATTACAAACCAGCATGGCTTAAATCGTTACACGGCATTGACGGCGCACCGCAATATGCGGACAATGTAATTACTAATCGCACAGCGCAATTGTGCAAGCCGTTTGTTGACACCTTTGAAACTGGTTACATACAAGAGTCGTGGTGCGATATTCATGTAGGCATTGGACCCAATGACACACTGCACTACAACCAAAGTGCAACGCCACAAATAATGTCGCACCGTGGCAATGCAGATACGAATAAACAACTGCACTTGCCAAAGCATTTCTATACAACAGAGTTTGTTTGGCATCAGCCTTATGTTGCAGAACTGCCTAAGGGATACAGCATGCTCGTCACGCACCCACTTAACCATTGGACTTTGCCGTTCCAAACAATGACAGGCATTGTTGATAACGACAGTTTCGTTTATGAAAGCGCAAGCAACAACCTTCCCTTCAACATTTACAACTGGTTCACTGGAATAATTCCAGCAGGCACACCGCTATTTCAGTTCATACCTATTAAGCGCGACAAATGGCAACGCAGTCTCGAACAGCACAACGCCGAACGGCAAGCGAAAGCAATACACGAAATTCGTCGTAAGTTTGCAAACCAATACCGTTTATTGCACTGGCAACGCAAACGATACGAATAACAAATGAAAGCAACACGGTTGTTGATAGTTGTTCCTGTTGCGTTGCTTGCTGTGTTTGCAAGAGCGCAACCTGTAAAGGCAGTTGACGGTCTTACGGCTGTTGGTTATTACATAACCGAAATACCACCTGCAATGAGCGAACAGCAATACGAGCAATGTGGCACAACGATTTACCCAAACATCAACTGGACATGGGACTACGAGCAGAACCATTTAGGTGATTGCGGTTGGGATAGTTTCGCTGTTCATTTCACAGGCAACATAACTATTCCTGATGGCGTGCAGTCAGTTGACTTTATGATTGCACATGACGACGGTGCATGGGTAACGATTGGCGACACGCAACTTGGTGGCTGGTATGACCAAGGTTGTATGTGGAGTTCTGTTGCGCAATTACAAGTAACACAACAAACATTGCCGTTTGACATGTGGTTCTATGAGAACGGCGGTGGAACATGCGCAATGCTGGCATGGAAACTAGATATAGGCGATTGGGAGATAGTACCTGCATGGGCATTTACAACAACATCCACACCACAAACGACGAGCACTACTACTACTGTCCCGTCAACGACTGTCCCTGTCACCAACCCGACTATTACGACAGTTCAAGAAACAACTACTTCAACAACCGCCACAACAACAACAGTGCCGGAATTGCCAACCACAACCACAAGTCAACCACCATTAGTACAAACAACAACAACAACCAGTACGACCACAACAACAACCACCACACTGCCTGCCACAACAACGACGCAAGCCCCAACACAACCAGTACCAACACAAGCACCGACAACAACTTACGAAGTGACAACTACTTATCCTTCAACGATATCCACAGAACCAATACCGCTACCCACAGAACAGGCGAACACAACAAGTAGTACCACAACATTCGTTCAGCCTACCACAACTGTTGATGAGCCATTAGCAGTTGATGTACCAATACCTGCCGAGACAGAACAAATTGTTGAACCCGACTTCGTTGTTACTGGTGAAGCAATAGAAGAAGCAACGACAAACATTGTTGCGCTAGTTGCGCTTGTTGCAAACTTGGACGACGCAACTGACGAACAAATAGAAGCGGTGATTGACGCTGTACTGGCTAACGAAGTAAGTGCGGAAGAAGCGACTGTGCTCGCAACCAGTAGCGAAGTGCTTGCGCAAATTACAAAGGAACAAGCAAGTGAAGTGTTTGCTGTGTTGCAACTAGACGAATTATCAGTAAATGAAATAGAACAAATTGTTGACGCTGTGCAGTCTGCACCAGCGGAAGTGCGTGAAGCATTTGAAACAGAAATAAATATCTTTGATGGCAAGACAGATACTTATGTGGCATTGGGTAGCACTATCTCAGTTGGTGCGCGGCGTGTACTGGTTGCCACAACAGGCGTGTTGATTGCAGGAAGTATTGCGACAAGTACGCCACAGTCACACACGAGCCGCAAGAATGGCTAGATGAAATTTCTTAAAGAAATCAGCGCACTGTCTTGGACGCTGGCAGGCACAGGGCTTGTGTTGATTACTTTGAGTGGCAACACGAAACGATTGGGCATAATGATTTCTGTTGCAGGGTTAGTGGTACACATGCTCGGAACATTTACTGACAAGGAGTAACAAACAATGAAGACACTTAACACTCTTATCTTGCGCATTGGTGCAGTGTTTGGAAGTAGTGCGCTCGCCGCTGTTGCTGGCGGTGCTGTGCTTGATGTTGAACTTTGGAAAGCCGCCGCCATTGCTGGCATTGTTGCCGCCGCCAAAGTAACGGAACAGTTGTTGCGTGCATGGTACGAAGATGGCGTACTTACTAGCGACGAAATTGCAACTGCGTTTGGAAAGAAGAAGTAATGCCTGAATTGCCAGTAAAGAAACTTGTTATGCCTAGCGATTTAACTGGCGTGACGAATGGAGAGTTGCCACGCAAACTGTTGACGAAGATTGCGCCTAGTGGAAAGATGCACTGGCGAGCCGCCGCAAGTTGGGAACAGTTGCGACAACTTGCCAGCAACGAAGGTTTGACACTTTGCCATGTAGGTGATTACAGACCTTATGACCAGCAACTTGCATTGTTTAAGTCACGAATGAAGCCATACCCGAATGCGAAAGTGGCAAAGCAAACAACACGCGAATTCAAAGGCGAAACTTGGTACTTGCATACTGGCGCACCAGTTGCAACCCCTGGAACCAGTAACCACGGTTGGGGACTTGCCATTGACGCCGCACTTATGGTTGACGGCAAAGTAGTTACGATTACCACTAAACCGAAAGATTGCAAGCGAAGCGGTTTGCAGTTCTTGCTGAAAGTGGCACAGGACTTGGGTTGGAGTTGGGAATTGCAAAGCGAACCGTGGCACATTCGCTATGTGCTTGGCGATAAAGACTTGCCACAAACGGCGTGACATGGACAGTGCAATTGTTGTTGCTGTAATCACTGTCGTTGGTGGCGTACTTGTTGCACTTATTCAGAGCAGTCGCAAAGACAACAAGCGTGACCACGCAATGGTTGTTGATGGCATTGTGCGCATTGAGACAAAGATAGATACACACTTACTAGACCACACTCGCGCCTACTAAGAAACCTAATTGCGTTACACCGTCGCAGTAAAGTTGTTGCATGACAAACAACACGACAGCGATAGAAATTAAGAAGCCCATACACGGCACAGAAGCGTGGTTGCAGTTGCGACACCGTTACAACGACAAGTGCGTTGTGGGCAGTAGTGAAGTAAGCATTGTGATGGGTGCAAGTGACTACGAAACAGTGACGGACTTAGCGGTACGCAAGTTGCAACCTGTTGTCGTTACAGAACCCAATGAAGCAATGACTCGTGGCAATGTGCTAGAACCTGCGTTAATACAGCACGCACAGAACGAATTGCTTATGCCGTTGATTACGCCTGATGTTATGTATTTGAATGGGCGCATTATTGCAACACTTGACGCACGGGGCATGGGCGGCGAAAGCAATGTTGTTGTTGAAGCAAAGACAAACAACAGATGGGCATTGGGTAACGAGTTGCCTACTGCATGGTGGTGGCAAGCACAAGCGCAAATGCACTGCACAGAAACAGAGAAAGTAACTTTCGTTGTGCTTGATAAACACATGCGTTTAGGCATGCAAGAAGTTGTGCGTGTTGATGACGCAATTGCGCAAATGATTGAACAAGTTGAATTGTTCTGTGTTGCTATTGACGAGCAACGCTTGCCTGACGACACTGTGCTTACTGCACCGCAAGTTGCTTCGCTGTATGCAAAGCCCGAAGGCACTGTTGAATTGGACAGCAATGCACTTGCGTTGATTGCTGAATGGGAAGCGGTGAAAGAAGGCTTGAAGGAATACGAAGCGAAAGAGAAAGAAGTGAAAGACGCAATTGCGAACCTTATGCGTGAGCACGAGTTCGCAACTGTTGGCGGTCAGCGTGTGTTGTCGTACAAAGCGCAAAGCACACGGCGACTAGATACAAAGGCTCTTGCACTTGCCCACCCAGAGTTG